TTTTAGAATCTAAAGCAGGAATTAAACATCCACTACCACTTGCGTAAACCTTATAATTTTCACCAATATAAGAAACAGAACAAGTAGGAAATGTTCCAACCGCCGCTCTCGCTTGATAATTGGTAATATATGAATTTCCAATACCAATAGTAAAAGAATTTCTAGATTTAGAATGACCAAATGAAGCACTGGTACTATTTATATCTTTTCCATACTCCCCAACCAAAACAAACAAATTTCTTTTATCTCTATAACTTTGTGGATAACCTATTTCATTTTCGCCCCGAACCAAATCTCTAGTTACAAAACCACTTATACTACAAACCGAATAATTATCCGCATAAAATGCCGACCCAGAGTTTGTTCCAGAAGGAATAATATAATTAACATAAAATCCTAAATTATATTCATTAAGAATTCCATGAGAAATATAATCAAAACTTACATCTACTGTAGCAGGATCAATAAAACTGCGATGAATTGTCCCGCGCCGCCCTAATTCTAATACATCCGACCTATTAGTATTAACATTATAAGAAAAAGACTGAACTCTATTTATTGGTTTAACTAAGTTTATGTTTTGGGATGATAAATTATAATTATTGTTGTAAACTCCGCCGTTATCAATAAAATGAAACCCAGATGCCGGGGCCGGTCCTGAAAAAATTGCATCTACATTATAGTATCTGCGCACTCTTGCCATATTAAATTTTACTATTTAATAAAATACCCGCAATAAAATTATCCAATTGATGAGAAAAAGCAATTTCTTCTAATTCATCAATTCTATCATTATTTGTATCTACAGGAGATTTAATATAATCATCTATTTTATTTATCCAATTTTCTGAATTTTCATTAGCTAAAATTATATTTCTCAATTCTTCAATAATTTCTTTTTGTTGGTCGTTTATTTCGCCCTTTATTTTGTGTTTTTTTCTTAATTTATTGGTTATTTCTTCTTCTAGTTTTGCGGCCAAAATTAAATTATCTTTTATTTTAGTTAGAGAATATTTTTCTTCACTACCTTTTCCAATTGGGCCAATTTTTTTAGTTGATTGTTTTCTAGTTGTTCCGCCCGGTCTTCCTGCTGGTTGAGGCAAAGTTTGAGGTTTAAGTTCGGCCATTTTTAATTGATTTTCTTGAGCTTTTTCGGCCAATTGTTTTTGAACTTTTAATTGATTATTTTGTAGTTCTTTTTGTAAGAATTCCGAGCCAGTAATTGGTTGATAAATGCCTTCATCTCTAAATCCTTTATATTCTCTTTGAGCTTCCAAACTTTCTTCTTTGGTTGGTAATCGTTTTGTTAACATCGCATCAAATGACTCGTCGGGCGTCAAAAATCCAATTTCGGCCAATCTAGTTATAATTCTCTTGAATTCGGTGCTATCTTCCAAATCAATATCCTCAAATTTGGCAGTTGGATAATTTTTGAAACCTAGTTCTTGAGATATTTTTTTAATTTCATTAGATAGAAAATTATTAAGAAAAGATTCGCGGGCCGTTCTCAATTTTTCAACAAATACTTTAGTTTTAGCATATTGATTGGCAAATTTTTCATTAGTATCACCAAATAATATATTATTCAAACCTTCTTTTATATCTTGGTTTACTACTTGATATTTTTTAGGGTCTAATAAATCACCAATTTGGGGAAGAATGAAGGAACATTCGGTCGAGAAATCTGCGATTAAAACCCTACCCACTGATTCATTTTCAAATATTTTTTGTAATGCTGCCGCTGTATTTTGATTAAAATTATATGAATCGTCTTTTCCTAAAAATCCAAATTTCACTAACAACACAGCTTGTTGGCAAGTTTTTGATATGGCCCGGTCCATCCGTTTTAGCTCGGTCTTAAATTCCAAATCATCTAAAACTGGAAAAATCATTGAAACTGCAAAAGCCTCATAATCCATTTTTTTATTAAAAACAGCATATATGTTTTTAGAATCTAAATTTATACCAATTATTCCAGTTTTTTTGTCTTTTATTGTTTTTTTTGATTCGGGGTCTAAACCATCCAAAACTTCCTTATCCTCATCGGTTTTAGGATTTTTTAGTCTTTCTAATTCATAATCACTCAAAATTTTAATATAAATTGGATTAGAAAATGAAACCGACCCTTGAATTTCAACATCTGCTGGATTAAGTATAATATATCTTATAGGTAAAGTTACATTTGCCGCTTTTGATAGTTCTAAACCAAAAATTTGAGTTAATTTAGTTAAATCGCTTTCTTTTACTTTTCCCCGCATTGGATAAATAAAAACATTACCCGACCGATAAAACTCAATAAAAAATTTTTCTATAAAATCTTGTAAATTTATTTTTTTGAAATAAGCCTTAAAGAAATCTTTACTTTTTTTACTTCCACCCGTTAAATAAACATTTGACGCCGAAAATTCAGCCATTGTATCAATAATATTTTTAACAATAGCAAAACCCCAATAGGCTTTTTGACATAAAACAATAACATCTTTTATGGTCAAATTGGAAGTGTTTCCGCCTGTTGAAGAATAACGAAAAGGAACAAAAGTATCTTCAATATTCCCATAACGATTGGCGGGTTGTATAGTTGCGGACCTATTTGTTCTTGTTTTGGTTGATGCTCTTGAAACTTTTAATTCTTTTTCATCACCAAAAGTAGTTAATGGTTCAAAACCGGCGTAAGTAATTTGTGGTTTGGATTGATGAACCACTACTGGTTGTGGGTCTGGAAAATTAACCATTACACCTTGTGGTGTTTTAATAGTATTAGGAATTTGCCCCTTTTGATACCGCCTAAAAGCGGAAGAAAAGTGAATCCCTTCATCCAAAGCATATTGTGATAAAGTTTTTTGCATATGATTTATTACACAGAAAATGCAAGTTTAACGCAAATAAACGCAAATAAATTACTATAAAACTCCCTTATTATATAAAAGTTGAAGATCGTAATTTTTAACAATTTCTTCATTAAATAGTAGTTTTTTAACAATTCGAGCTGATTCACGTCTCCCATCAACAAACAGTACTTGGATATGGGGGTATTTTTGTATAATAAAACGCAAATTATGAAAAATAAAACTCGGACTTGCTTTTATATTTTTACTAATCCAAGGTAATTTATTAAATACCAAACAATTAGACAAAACTTCCTCAACCAAAATAACTAAATAATTATTATCTGCCCCGCATCTTTCGATTTCACGACAAAACCTATCAAAATTACCACTCGAAACGGAAGAAATGAGATCGACTGTATTTTTTCTTTCAATATTAACCTTACCATTTATTGAATAATCACCATATTTAATTGTGCCGATTTCATATGAATGATCAATTCTCAAAAACAGTCTCTCTCTCGTATCAATTATTATATTTTTATTTTTATCTTCTTCCTTAAATATTATATTTTTTGGTTCAATATATTTGTTTTTGAAACCTAATTGTTCACAAACTTTATAATAACCGCCCACATCCTCAAATAATTTGAGTAAGTATGCGACGGATGGACTTTGAATCGACTTCAACTCAACTTCTGTAAACGTGTAAGTTAAATTTTTTATATTCTTTCTTTGTAATAATAGATTTTTACAAAATTCTATTTTTTCTTGTTTGGTTACTAATTTTTTTTCTATGTAGTTTTTTAAGTTGTTTTTATTTAAGAATAAATTAAGAATATAAGACTCCAAATCTTTAAAAAGTAATTTTTCGCCCGTAAATAAATCATGTTTTGGGAAATATTTTTCAAAGTAATTTTTAATGCTAGTTTTATGGGAAAAGTAATAGTGGTTTTCGGGCGGATTCTCTACTCCACAAATCTGACAAATTTTCCAATTTTCTATTGACATTTCCCCTAATAATAGGTATTATTATCAATAAATACTAAAAAATTTGAAAACACCAGAAAAAATAGACGATCAAATAATACCTTTTTCTAATATTCGCCAAGGTAAAATATATTATGAAACCGACGAAACTAAAAAAACAATAAATAATATAATTGATTACATAAAAGAATTAGAAAAGAAAATTGAACAATTACAAGACGAATCAAAATACCATGATGAAAGAATTTTTGAATTAGAAACAAAACTATGAAATTACCACAAAAACCAAAAGAATATTCTAAATATCAAATCCACACCCCGCCCGAAACGCAACTTAAAATTGATGATTTATTTCAGGATATATTAAACTCATTAAATCAAATAATTGATTATCAAGAATTTTTGGATGATAGATTAAAAGATTTAGAAAAGGGGGAATTATATTAAAAAAAAAATTATGAAAGAAAATTATTGCGAATTTTGTGGCTCAAAATTAGAATCGCTACCTACTAAATTTTATAATAGAGAAACAGGAGAAAAAATACATGAAATGTTTTGCATGAATGTAAAATGTAAAGTTGGGTGCAAAAATAATGGGGGTCATCAATTTAAAATTTTCTCCTTTTCCTGCAAAAGATGTCATACTTTTTTTGACGGAAGCTATGATTAAAAAAATTATATTAAAAATATGATAATTAAAAAAGACCTCTTACCCGCCTTTAATTATTGCATAAAAAGATTCCATATCAAAAATCCGCCAAAATTACAGTTAAGTAAATCATTTAAAATTTGGGGCGTAGATTGTAATGGTGCTTATAATGGTTTCAGTAATATAATTAAAATAAATAGACAATTAAAAAAACAAAAAGCAATTCATGTGTTGTTTCATGAGTTTATACATTGCCATCAATATAATTGCGGAAAAATGAAATTATTAAATAATCTTGCTCGCTTTTGGAAAAATAAATTATTTGAATATCCAAAAACTATTCTAGAAATACTTAATTCTCCGTGGGAAAAAGAAGCAAGTTATAAATCTGATGTTTTGTATAATGATTTTAGAAAAAAACAAGACAAATAAATGAATTGGAAATAAAAAAGGTGTAAATAAAATAATAGAAAGAATTAGATTCAAATTGTCCTCATAAGGCAATCTCCGGTGGTGCGATTCCACCTTCTGTTACCAATTTTTAATAAAAAAATATGCCAATACCAAAACCAACATCTAAAGAAAAATCGGATAAAAAAGGATTAAATACGTATATGCAAAAATGTATGCATAAAATAGGAAAAGAATATTCTCAATCCCAAGCCGTCGCTATATGTATGTCAACTTATAGAGCCGCAAAAAAGAAAAAAGAAGCGAAAGGAGAATTTACTGAACCTATATGGGAGGAAGTTGAAAAAGAACCCGTTATATTCTTAGACTGAAAAATAATGATTCTAACCGAACCAAATGGTAATCAAGTCAAAATCAATATTCCCTCAATAAATTGTTTTACTCCGACCGCTTTAAGTGGAATAGTCCATTTTCCAATAATGGAATTTAAAGAAACTTTGGGTCGGGATGATACTAGATGGTGGGATTGGTTGTATTATAAAGAAAAGAATTTTAGGAAGATTAGTTGACTTTTTGATTTATTGTAATAAATTATTACATGTCATATAAACCAAAGAAAAAATTAACAACTGTTGGTCAAATTTTTAACGATTTGACAATTTTAAGTGAACCATATAGTGTCACAACCGGCTTGGATAAAAGAAAATTATATGCTGTAAAATGTCAATGTAAATGTGGTAAAATTATAGAAGCAATAGAAAATAGAGTATCAAATAATTTAAAACTTTCTTGTGGATGTAGAAAAGAACGTTTAAAAAAATTTACCAATTATAAAAAGGGAGATAAATTAGGATATTGGACCTTAATAGATAATCCTTATGTTAGAGAAACGGTGGCTAAAGATTCTAGAAGAAAAAAACCACATATAAGAAAAGAAGCGTGGGTAAAAGTACAATGTGTGTGCGGCAAAATAAAAGATAATAAATTAAACATGATGGTTTATGGCAAATCAAAATCATGTAGTTGTAAAATTCTTGAAATGCTTCACGAGAAAAATAAAACACATAGACAATCTAAAACTGTATTATACCATAAATGGTTTGGTATGAAAGGAAGATGTTATGATAAAACAAATCATGGTTATAAAACCTACGGTGGTAGGGGAATTATAATTTGTGATGAATGGAAAAATGATTTTATGGTATTCATGAAATGGGCTTATGTTAATGGGTATAAAGAACATAGTGGATTAACAATTGATAGAATAGATGTTCATGGAAATTATTGCCCGGAAAACTGTCAATGGGTAACTCGTTCAGAAAATTCAAGATTACAAACAGCATCTAGAGACAAACAAATTTTTGAATTAAAAGATAGAGTTATTTATTTAGAAAATTTATTGAAACAAAATAATATAAATTTTATCTAATAATTACAGGTTGAAACATATTCTGAACTTTTTTAGTTTCTGTAAAAAGAAAATCCCAATAACATTTAGCTCCCCAACAAGCCATTAAAATACAAGTATATAAATCTTTTCGAGCACGATCTGGATTTTTACTTCGTCTTAAAGATTGTGGCAAATCATATTTTAATGTCCCTAAATCGCTCGCTCGCACTTCAATAAGTGCTAATTGATGTTTTGTTTGATTTATTAAATCATCTTGTAAACCAATAAAATCTAATAAATTCAAAATTTTCTCATCTCTATCTTTATATTTTATTGGCATTTCACTACCAAATTGATCTATAGCTTTTTTCATCATTTCTTCATGCGATGATAATTGAGAAGCAAAGTGTATTTTTCCATAATCAATTTGAGATTGTAATAGCTCATTTGATTTTCTTAACCATTCCGATTTAAAAATTTGTCTATATACAATTTTTTTATTAGATAAATTATAACTATTTTTTGCCAAACATAATTGATTCGCATAATCTTCTGCATCAAAATCACCATCTATAAAACTAAGTTTGATATTATTTTTAACAAATAAATTAGATTGATTAGCGGTTGAAATAAAATTATTTCCTTCACCTTCACCAGCTAAATCAGCAATAATAAATACAATATTAAAATTAGTAAGAATATAATGTAAGTATTCTAAATGGTCACTTAAATTTCCACCCGGTTTGCCATAACTATGAACTTGCGTAATACTTCTATTATCATTATTTAATAGATAAACTCCCAAACCAAACATATCAGAAGATGCTGAACTATCAAAATTAGGATCACAAGATAAAATATACTTAGAATCTGGATTACCTCTTAGTTGAACGCATGGAAGATCACCATTTTTAATAGTGTATTCATGTAATTTCCGTATGTTAAAGAAACCGTCTGAATTATTAACAAACTTAGCCATAAATTCTCGTTGAAAAGAAGATGATTGTTCCCCTCCTCCTTTTGCTAATTCCGCTATTTCTTTATCTATTAGTTCTTCTGGTAAAGCTTTATAACTTAATCTAGAAACAAAATATTTTCTACCAATTTTATTATCAGTCAACGGATCAACTAATTTATCTACCCATTGATTATACAATTTATATATAAACTCAAATTCATATCCGGCGGTGCCTAAACCAATTATTTTTTTATTACTTTCCATCATTGTTTTTTGTTCTTCGGTTAAATTTCCAACGATTGATAAACTTTCTTCTTCTTCTTGTATTTTTAATCTTTCGGCAATATCTGAACGACTAGCTAAAAACGGCATTAAAACATCAGTATATTGTGTTTCTGGAACCATTCCAATTTCATCTATAATTAAAATTTCCGCTCTTTCGCCACGAACTTTTTCATTCAATGGTAACGCTTTTATGTGCCCACCATTTATAGGTAAAAGCCATTCGTCATTTCTACGTTGTATTGGTAATTTTGTTCCATCTAAATTTGGAAAACACTGTTTTAATAAATGCGCTCTTTTACCATTTATTATTCTTTCTATTTGGACAAGTAATCTTCTTGTAGATCGAAAAGCATTACTAGCTAAAACAATTTTAGTTTCAGGAAAGAAAAGGGGATACAAACAACAAAAAATAGAAACTAGTGTTGATTTTGATCCCCCCCTTGACCATATATTTATATTATAATTATGATCAAACCAACTTCTTAAAATAATTTCTTGAAAAGGAAACAATCTCCAACCCGTTAATAAAAATGTAGTAACTCCTAAATTATAATATAAAAATTCCGCTAATGTCCAATTTGCAATTTTATCATTTAAAAATCCTTTTAATTCCCAAAATCTTTCATTAGAATAAACTTTATTACTTTTAATTTTATCATAAACTATCATTCAAAACTTTCTTTATCAAGACCAAAAATTTCTCCAGTAAAAGTTTCCATAGTATCTAATTTTTCTATTTCTTGTTTACAAAGTTTCTTTCTTTCATCTGCAAACTTTAATAATCTTCTGCGTTCTTTTTCTTCTTGCCAAGCTTCCACTAAACTAATAACAGAAACAGTTCCTTGTAATTTTAAAGTTATACGTTCATTTCTTTTTCCTTGTAATGCTTCAATTGCATTTTTTATTCTTTTTTTGGTTTCATTCATATCTTCCCTAACGTCAGCAATTGATTGAACAATAGACAAAGACAGTCTTTTTCCCTCCGAATCTTCCGCACATTGAGTTCTCATACCAATTAAATCATTTAATTCTTTTTGCATATTTGTTAAATTAACAATATCTGTACATAAATTTACATATAAATCTAATTCTTCTTCCTGTAAATCTTCTTTGGACCAAACATATCTAACATAAGAACCTTCGAACAATTCTCTATCCGATTTATTTTCATAACTTTCATAAGTCATTACAAATCTATGCATATGACAAAATCTAATCAAAGATTGTAAACATAATTTTATTTTAGAATTATTTTCTATATCTTCTGGTTTAATACAATTCAATATGTATTTATTTACTCTAGTAGCAGATTGTGTTAAATTTTTAGGAGGATGGTAGTCATTAAATTCTGGTAAATCATTTTTTCTTTGATATAAAACTATATCCGGCAAACTTCTCATATACTCATTCACTTGTCTAGTTTCCGCGCCAACTGGATAAATTTTACGATTAGGATATAATTCTTTTGCCATTTCAAAAGCTGACATTGTTGAACAATGATTAGTAATATATTCTTTTTGTTCTTCGGTTAATGGGGCGGCCTGGACTTTTTGATATTCAAAGTTTGTGCGGGGATTTATATTTATTTGCGAGAGAAAACCCTTAATAACAGAAGCCTCCATTGATCGGCCATCAAATTCTCCACCAAAAATATGATTAGTAATTTCTTTTAATGATGGTGGATTTTCAGGCCGACTCTCCCAAAACTCCAGTGTTTTTTTCTTTTGTTCATCTGTTAAAGTAATTTTAACTGGTTTACGGCGTTTTTTTAGTTCATAATTATTTGTATTATCATTTTTATCTTTCTTTATTTCGGAATTTATATTACTTAACAAAACATCTATATCATTATTATTTTCATTCATATTTTTTAATTAAAAAAATCAATCTTTCTTTTCCAATATCTAATTGAATTGCCGGATTATTGAAATGTGAATGTTTCATTAAATCATTAACCTCAATATATTTAAAATTATTCTTTAATTTAGAATTGTTTAGTTTAATACTGCCATTCTTAAATAAATTAGTTAATTCTTTAGTAGATTTACATAAAACTTTTTTTACTAAATCAAAATAAGTAATTTTATTATCTTTTATCTGATCAAAATTCAAATAAAATATTGGACTGCCGATATTATCATAATTAATAATGTTTATTTTCATATCAACTTTCTACAAAATCCACTTCATCCGATCTAAGAACTTTTTTAACTTTTTCTATTATTTTTTTTCTTACTATTTGTATCATTTTTGCTTGTGTATTTTTATTATATCTAAATGTAACTTTATAACCTAACTTTTCGGCGGTTTCTTCTTCACTTAATCCATCAATAAACAAAAACTTATAAATTTTCCATTCATTATTATTAAGTAAAGTTTTCATTTTGGTGTGTAAATTTTCGGCAGTTGATTCTAAATCAAAATTTGAATGAGGGAGTTCTGAAATTTCATTTTGATGATGTTCGGAAGGGAGGGGGAGTTTTACATCATAACATAATTTTTTATTTTTCATCCAATAAGCGTACAAAGGACAATCTTCCCCGATTTTGCCATAGATTCTACATTCTTCTTGATTCTCGAACGCAGCACAGCGATTACAGGGTTTGGAAAAATTTTGAAAAACGTTTCTGATTAAATTCGTAATCTGGTGCGAAATTACAGAGCTTAACCATGGAAGGAGTTTTTTATTTTGATCATAAAGATGCCATTTTTTGTAAATATGGATTAAAATAATTGATTTTACATCATCAAAATCCATCCAGTTGATGCTCGATAAAGTCCAGGAGTTTCTTTTCCTTTCTATTGCTTTTTGTATAATATCATAACAATCCTCGAATGTCTTTTGACTAGTTTCCAACTAAACGTGCCTCCATATTTTACGTCTAATAATTTTACATACTGTATTTTGATTTATATTAAATTTCTTAGCTATTTCAATTTGAGATGTTTTATTTTTATATAATTCTCTAATTTGTAAAATATCATTATTTTTTAATTTACTGTTTGATATTTCTTCTCCTTTCAATTTATGCCCTGATAAAGAAAAATGAGATTTATTTGTTTTATCATCAACCCATTCTAAATTAGTAACAATATTATTTTTTTTATTACAATCACGATGATTAACTTGAGGAAAACTTAATTTATTCTCAATGAAATATTCAGCAACTAATCTATGAACTTTATAATTTTTTTTCTTTCCAAAATTATCAAATAAATAAACAATTATATAACCATCTCTATCTGTACTACATTTTAAAATTTTTTCAAATAGTGTTCTTCCATTAAAACTTTTTCTTGATAAAGATAAGATTCTACCAAATGATGAAATTTTATATATTCCTTCATATTTTTTAATGTCC